TTCTCTTATCTTATTTTTAATAGACTCCGAAATCTTAGAATCATCTAGACTAATTTCAACAATAGGATTCTTTCCATCATTAACAATAGATTCATTAACAATATCTTCTACAGCAGAATCACAATCTGGATAGTTACAAGTCTCTCTATATTTTTGTATAAGAAGATTCTCATTCTTCAAACTACCATCAAGATCTATAGATATACCATAGTAATTTGCGGCAGATACCAGAGCAGCACCATCATCAAGTGGTGGCGAAACAACACTCGCCACCTGCTTAGACTCAGATTTCTTTTTGGTTAATTTTAATCCAAAAATTTCCATTATAAACCTATATTATATTATTATTTAATATATATTTATATTAAATAAGACCTCTAACTGCACCGACAACATTACCAATTTGACCAGCAGTACCCATAGTTTCAGACAGTACACTTCCTGGTTTTTCGCCTATCCAATAGTTATAAGCGAAAGTCACTTGAAATTCTTCAATTTGTGAACCCATATCATAAGATAGTTGAATTTCTGAAACATTAGTTGGATATGCATCATGAAAAATATATTTCATCAACTCTTCATCATTTCTATCAAGTTGATTAACTTGCATATCACGTTGATAAACACCTGGAGCTGTGATACCTACTGTAGAAGCATTAGCACTAATGAAAGTCATCCAATTTTCAAATGCAACTCTAACTGAAAAATTAGTTTCATTTATGATAGTGATAGTCCAAGGTTCAAATGTTCTTTCGCCAGCAACATGAACTTCTCTTCCTCTATATTGTACCATGATATCTTGAACTGTAGAGGCAGGTAGAGAAGCAGATTTGCATAAAAATTTAGTAGCAGAACCTGCACTAGAAAATGGAAAATCAACAATAACTTCAAATTGGTTAGCTCTTGCTCCCCCATTTGATAATTTTGCTTTAAATTCTGAAATTGTAGCCATATTATTATTTCCTTTTAAGATTATTATTGGGGTAAGAAGAACTTACCCCATAAAACTGTATATTTAACCGCCAACTACTGTAAAATCAACACCAGTTGCAGTTGCTATGAAGTTCAAAGTAATGAAGTTAATAGAACGTGTTGGTTTAATATAGATATCACCAACAAAATTATTGCTATCAATTACGAATGGAGTGTTGTTTGAAGTATCACATACCACTTTGTAATCAGTAACCCCTCTACGTCCCTTAACATCTCTTAAGAATGGTTCAACTATATTTACAAACTGTGCTCTTGTAAATGAATCATTAAATTCAAACAATTGATATTTAGATGCTTTAGATATAGCTTTCTCAAGAACGATAAACAATCTACGAACATTGATTCGATCAAATGCACTTGGTTTGGCTTGAAGAGTTTTGTCGCCATATAGAATAACACCTTGACCAGGAAATGCAACAACTGGATTAATACCCTGTTTATATAAAGTATCGCGGTCGACTTTAGTTGGATTGATAGCCAACTTAACAATATTCTTAATTTGACCACGAGTAAAACCTGCTGGTGACCACCAAGCATCGTTAGTATAATCAGTTCTTGCTGCTAGACCTGCCATATCACCAGATAAAGGAACCCAACGATACGCATCATTGTATCTATCATATTGGTATTTGTAACCAGTATCCATAAAACCATAAGATGATGATGTAATCGCAGTACGGTAAGTTACTGCGACATCTGTAGCAGCAGAACCGCTACCAGTGATTATAGTTCCATCAGCAGCTTGAGGAGAAACAAATGCAACACAATCTTTACGAACTTCGCAAATATTTTGTATTACATAGTTTGCAGTTACTGCAGTTGCTTTACCTACTGGAAGTAAACTAATATCATATTGACTATCATCTAAATATAATAACCAAGCAGCTTGAGCAAAAGCACCTATTGTATCTGTATAATCATCAACAGCACCTGCTAATGAAGTTTGCATACCACCAACTAATGATTTAAAAGTTAAACCTGCAGCAACTAAACCCCAAGCAGAACCTGTAGCCGCAACATTAGATGTATGTCTCATCCACCAAATATAATTTGATTGTGCGTTGATTACATCACGGTAAAAATTATTAGCGCCATCAAATCTTCTAGCATCCAATGCTTTAGATACAAATGCAAATTTCTCTAATATAGTACCGGCAGTACCTGTAAATGCCCCATCTTCATCAATTACAATAACATGAAGTTCATCATTAGTTGCATTTTGACTAGATGCATAAGTTGAAGTACCGGGAGCAGAATCAAATTGTGATGCATATGCCCAATCTGCTTTACAACCAGTTGCGGCAGTAAGAGCAACAGCGGCTGCAGTAATATTAGCAGAAGTATCAGAAGCAATTGCAGTTACAGTACCAACAACACCGCCGGTTGAATTCTTAAGAATAGCACCAATATGTAATTCAGTTAAGAAAGCAGAACCTGTAGCGGTTAATGCAGTTCCATTAAGAGGAACGGCATAAGCAGTACCAGTTAATACTTTATTTTGGTAAGTAGCAGAATCGGCAAAAGAAACTTTTAATGAGTTTCCTAAAGTCCCAACATATTTTGCAGCCCAATCAAAGTTATTTGTGCCACCTTTAAATGTTGTATTATAAGAATCAAGATTAGTAACTTTTACTGCTGTACCAGCAACTAATGGTGATGCGTTACCTACTGCATTTTTACCGGCAGTAGAATCTGATCTTGAGATATACAGGCCACTAGTATAAGATAAAAAGTTTGCCGCAGTAAAGAATGATTCAAAATTAGTTGCACTTGGTTTACCAAATTGTTTAACTAAATCATTTTCGGTAGAAACTAACACGGGATACAAAATAGGACCCCATTGAAAAGCACCAGCAAAGGCACCGGTTGATGAAAATACGGCTGGGACAATAGAGGTAAAATCTTTCTCTATAACTGTCACGCCTGGGGATAAAGCATAAGCCATGGTGTTACTCCTTAATTATATTGATGTTCAGAACCAAATTAATGATTCTATAATAGTATTTATACAAATAGAAAACTCTAGAAGTTATAGATAACTTCATTATCTTGACCGTCATTATAAAACCCAAATGGCGTCAATTCGTCTTCTATCTGTCTAATTTGATTCTGATAGATCATATGTCTAAGATCTACATTGTTTAATTCTTTAAAATATGATTGAGTCACTAGCCAACCAAATAAAACTAATGTCATCACTAAGTCATCGTGATATCCATTATCTGCTGCAAATGAACCCTTAACTTCTATAAATGTGGAAAGTTCTGATATAATATCTGCATCAGGTATCAATAACTTCTGTTCTTCAATTAACATCTTAAGTGAAGAACAACCTATTCGTTTTACTTTTTTATCTGTGATAATACCGACTTGTGACTTACCTGAACCAAACCCACCAGTTATAGTTTGACCAGTCACACCTCTATTTATAAATAAAATGTTTTCGTATTCTAACTCATTGTATAGTATATAACCCACTTGTTCACCAACATTACCTTCAATAAGAATATTGGCACAATTATATTCCATACCAACTTTATAAATGATGTTAGGAAATAATAATGGGCTAATAGTATTATTCTTATATTTAGCAACTACTTTATAAGGTGTTTCTGTTATATCAATTAATGTAAATGCCGAGTAATCACCACCAACACCCTTTGCGACATCAACAATCATTGCATATACCCTACCAACCATAGGTCTTTCATATGCATCGAAACTATCTTTAGAATAAATTATAGGAGACGCTGACAGTCTTGCTAGGGCATCACTATTTATTAGTGTGGAGGAGGATCCTAAAAAATCGCACAAGATTTCTTGGGTAAATTTAAGATCACCGAGAAGTTCTTTTTGTTGTGCAGCCCACGCTTCATCTCTATTAGGATGTTCCCAATAGTTTACTCTAACAGGAACAAATCCATTAACATTAGTTTCTGCTTCATTCCAGAACTTCCAAAAGTGATTATATCCTAATGGTGTTGATGTTAGTATAATCTTGGTTGTTTTACCAGACGAAATAGTAGGATAAGTTGATGTGAAGAAGTCTTCAGCAACATTATTTGGGATAATTGAAGTTTCATCTATGTACAGGACGTTTACAGATTTACCACGAATACCGGAGGCAGATGTTGCTGAGGTAAATACTTTTGAACCATTTTCAAGTTCAATATCACCTTTGTTCCAAGTCTTAACTCCCTGTTGGAGAAAACTAGGAAGATACTCATACATTAATTGATAACGAGATAAGATTTCTCTAGCAGCAACTGCTTTGTTGGCAAGAATAGCAACAGTTTTGTTCTCATTGAATAATGTATAATATAGGATATATGCTGCAACCACTTGTGTTTTACCACTTTGTCTTGGTTGCATACTAACAACACGATTCTCCTTATGAATCGTGTGAATAAATCTTTCTTGATAATCAAATAGTTGGAAGTCAATCAGACCCAAATCTAAAGAAATAATCTTACAATAATTTCTGATAAAGTAGATTGGGTCATTCTTACATAAAATATAATCGGCAACCTGCTCCTTAGTGTATTGAATAGGTGTGTTGGTGGCCTTTAAATTTATGTTTGCATTATAAAATAAACTCATTTTACATCTTCGGTTTCAATTTTCTCATAACTTTAGTAATAGCCAAACTTGCACCTGATTGTCTTTGTTTAACCTTTTCAGTATCGCCTTTAGCCATTAGTTCTTTTCTATCTTCGGCACTCTTATCAATGTACTTGTTTAGAGTACCTTTTGATAATTCTATTAGAAAATCCTTAAATGTTTTCATAATGCTTTACTTTTGTCCTATTTTGTGTTATACTTTATCTGTGGTGGGGTTAAGTAGATTAGTTGGTATTAACTAATTTAGAAATGCTCTATCCAAGACTCTGATGTTACTAACTCTGTAACTGGATCACCCACTGCGGTAT